TGATGGCCTGCGCAGCGCCAGTGCCGACGCGCTGCGAGCCGCCGCCACCGGTCTCGATGCCTGCCTTGCAAGAGCCACTGCCTACGACCAGCTACTCACTGCAAGCGCAGGGGCTTATCAAGAGCTGGCGAGACACGCTGACGGGCATGTCAGCGACATCAAAACCTTGACGGGGGCGTGGCCGGCGGCAGGTCCGTGAGCTGGCTACTTGAAGAGGGAGAGCAGGGCGAGCTGCTTTTCAACGCTGAGGGCGTGAAAGATGCGCAGCATGGCCATGTCGTGCTCTGAGAGATTGACGGACTGACCCTGGGGGCTGGTGGTGAGGGTGGGGGCGCTGGGTGCAATGCCTGGCGCGGTGGGTTCTTCGGCTTTTGCGCTGCCGAAGGCTTCGCGGGCGAGGATGCCCTGCATGGTGGGGCCCTGGGCACCGAGGGAGACGCGAAGACGTTCGTTGATCTCTTTCGTGAGACTTCTTGTGTTTTTTTTGGCAAATCCCTCAAGACTGTCTTTCAGCTCAGGGGTCATCCTGACTAAGACGTTCGTGTGTGGGGATTTCATCGTGTTCTCCAACAACTAAAAAATATTTTCAAAACCTATTGCACTTGTTATATATAAAGTCCATAATTTGTTATATAGATTTTTAAGAGTTATATAACACCATGAAGAAACCTGAAAAAAAGAGCATTTTAGTTAGTGTTCCTATCCCGCTGGTGAAAAAGCTGGACACAGTAGCAAAACGGGAGTCGAGAAGTCGCACTGCAATGGTATGCATCCTGCTCGACAGAGTGTTGAGCGCACCAAAAGCCGCAAGAGCTGAAAAGGTAGCGGCATGAGTACCGGTCTGCCTATCGAGATGTTCGACAGGAAAAGTCGTGGACGAACGAAGTCTGTTCCTCCGAAAAAATATAAGCCACCAGTCGTTGCCAGGATGCCAGAGGACTTGATATCTCTTCTTAAAGATGCAGCCAAAGCGAACTTTCGCAGCCGCAGCGCAGAAATGGTTTATCGGCTTCGAGCCTCTTTTGAAAACCAGTCGATTGATGAGCATGGCGTGATCGTCCATCACATCACCGCCCAGCGCAAGTGACCAACCCCCTGAAAGCCAATGATGAATTTCAAAAACGTACCCAGGGGCAATGCCTCGAACCCGTTTGAGGCCTTTCGGCAGCTGGTCTACACGGCGGGGGTGGACAAGCTGGCCCCTTCCATGGGCCTCAAGCCCGGCACTCTCTACAACAAGGCCGATGCCGATGAGGACACGCACCACCAGCCGACGCTGCGCGATGTGATTTTGGCGGCGCGGGTGACGGGGGACATGCGGGTGCTGGATGCACTCAATGAACACTTTGGCCGGGCGGCGTTTGATGTGACCCACATGGATGAGAAGTCTGACGAGGCGCTGCTGGAACTGGTGTGCGACTACGGGCGAGAGGGTGGGGAGTTTCTGCAGGCTCTGGGCGCGGCGCTGAAGGGGGCGCGGTTTTCGGCGGAGAGTTTTGTGGTGCTGCGCTCTGAGGCGATGGATGTGGTATCGGCTTTGATGACGATCGTCACCCGTGCTGAGGGGCTGGTTGATGAATAACGAACGGGTTGCGGTGCACCGTTTGGCCGATGGCTTTTCGGTGGATGAGCGGGTGGCAGCGCGCGCGGTGGTGGCGCTGTTTGGGCAGGCGATTTTTGAGGCTTTGAAGGCCGAAGGGGGCTGCTGTGAACCGACCAATACAGGTGCCGCTGGCGTTGCCGGTGGACGAGGCCGCGCTGCTGGCCAAGGCCGAGGTGCTGTTTGTGAGGTCGCCAACGATTCGGCGGCGCTACGGCACGGCAGCCGCGGCGCTGGCCGACCCGGTGGCGGGGCGGTGCTTGCGTTTGTGCGCCCGGCAGTTGCTGCTGGCGGGCTGTAAGAACACGGGGCTGGTGACATGACGCAGATCATGGACTGGCTTGGTGGGGTGGTGTTGGCCCTGGTGCTGAGTGGCTTGGGGCTGATGCTCGATAGTGAGTCAATAACTAAAGGACACGATCATGCGAGAGCTAAAGCGGTATTTGACGGATGCGGAGCAGCGCCAACTGCTGAAAGTGATGAGGGAACAGGCGGGGCTGTTGGCCCAGCGAGACCATGCCTGGGTGCGGCTGTTGATCGAAACCGGTATGCGGGTGAACGAGCTGGCCACACTAAGCCTTGACCAGGCTGAGCGGGCGCTGGCCACGGGCTGGCTGGTGGTGCGGGCCGACCAGCGCAAGGGGCACGGGGTGAAACCCAAGGCGGGCGAGGCCAAGAAAGAGGCCAAGCGCTGCGGGCATGAGTACATGGTGACTGAGCCGGTGCGCCAGTGCTTGCGCGCGCTGGTGGCGCTGAATGGTGAATTGCGCCCTGCCCTGCTGCTGTTGGATGCAGATGTGGTGGTGCCGTTGATTTGGGGGCGCTGTGGTGTGGTGCGGGGCTGCGTGCTGACCGAGCACATGTCAGCGCGGTCATTCCAGGTGCGGATGAAGCACTGGGCTTATTTGGCCGGCCTGCCCGATGGGGTGAGCCCGCACTGGCTGCGCCATACCCGGGGGGTGAACATTATTCGCCGCTGCCGGGGTAACAACCCCTTGAAGGTGGCCCAGTTGGCGCTGGGGCACGCGTCGATTGCGTCGACGGGAATTTACACCCAGATGAGCCGTGAGGAATATGCCCAGGAGCTGCAGGCTGTGGCGGGCGGGCGCATGCGCCAGGCCGATGCCAGGGCGCTGTCGGGTGGGCTGGGAGTGCGGGTATGAGCGCGGTGGTGGTTGAGCTTGTACCGAATCTGTGGGAATGCTCTGGCGAGAGTATTAATCAGATGGAAATGACTCGTGGCCGCCTCAGTATTTATGCCGCATGGGATCGGAAAAGAAGTTCTGTAGCACCCCATGTCTATACGACGCTGAATGATGGTTCGTGTCATATCGGGATTAATTTGACACCCAACCAGGCGCGTGATCTTTCCGAGCAGTTGGTGTCGGCCGCTGACCAGTGCGATGCGCATGCGGCGCTGTTGGTTGCAGAGGAAGAAAAGGGAGTCCCAACATGATTTTCAAAGTAATTCACATCGACAAGAACGGGCACCGGCGCAAGGCGCGGGTGACGGCGCGTAGTTCGCAAGACGCGGCTGACCAGATGGACCGGGAGTTTGGCGATGCACGGGGCGGCTCTTGCCTGCGCCTGACGCAGCGGCCGGTGTTGTCTGTGGTGGAGCGCGGTGGCGCGCAGAGAGGGGCGCGGGCATGAAGGCGCTGTTTTTTGGCGCGGCCCATTGGGTGCTGCAGTGTTTGCCTGGTAAGTGGCTTGACCGGGCGCGTGATTGGGCCGAGGTGGGGCTGCTGCTGGCCCGGGCGGAGCGCAAGGTGCGTCGGCGCGCTGCATTGGTGCGGCGTTGCTGCGATTTACATCAAAGGGGGTTGTGATGGCTGAGCAAGGTTGCAGGGTGGGTGCTGGCACTGGCGGGGCCAATGCGGTGCAGCACGGGGGCACGCATTACAAAGGGCTGCTGATTGAGCCATGGGATTTCATCGTGGCTAACCAGATTGGGTTTCTGGAGGGCAATGCGATCAAGTACTTGGCGCGCTGGCGGGGCAAGGGCGGCGTGGAAGATTTGCGCAAGGCGGCGCACTACGTGCAGAAGTTGATCGAGATTGAGATCGCCGGGGGTAGGGTATGAATGGGCCCGAGTTGAAGCCGTTTCGGGTGGAGCTGCACCGGCGCGGCGGTCGGTACAAGGGCCATATTGATGTGCAGGCGACTTGCGCCAAGCACGCCGAGCGGGTGGCGGTGGCGCAAACGATTGAGGTGAGCTTTCCGAAGTCAAAGCCGGGGCAGTGGGTGGTGGATGGGGTTGAAGCTAGGGAGGTTTTATGAGTATTACTTTCACAAATACCCGGCGCGGGATGTCTATCAGCGCCACGGGCAAAGATGCAAACGCCTTGTTTGAGGCGATGACTTCCAAAAAGGGTAAGCAGGCCAAGGTACTGAACCCCCTGATTGAGGCGGCGCAATTCAACAATGCGGTGCATGTGGGTCAGGAAGTGGACTACCGGAGCGACCCGTATGCGGATCCCGTCCGATTCAAAACACGCTGCCATGCCGAGGTACTGAGCGGTCATACGGCCGTGGTTTGGCTGGAGGGTAAATCAGGGTGTGTGTCGCTGGAGAGCTTGACACCGGTGGTTGTGGAAGGCGGTGCAGCATGACCACCATCATCAGTGCCGGTCAGTGCCGGATGTTGCAGGCGCTTTGCGATGGCGAGATGCTGTCGCCCAGTGAGTTGAAGGACAGAGCGCGGATGGGGGACAACTTGTTTTGGCCGTACAAGAACGATTTGATCGAGCGCGGCTTGATCCGTGTGGCGGTTACGCGGCAAGGCAAGCAGCCGATGCAGTTGGTTATTGAGGGCGCGGGCCGACTGGCTCTGCAGGCCTACAAGCACCGGCACCAAGAGGCAGAAAACGCACCTACCGAGCCTGTGCCAGCGCCAGTGTTGGTGCCAGCGCCTTACCGCTGCCCTTGGGAGAGTGACTACAAAAACACCGTGCCAATGTATTACCGAAATAACGGCAACGCACATATCAAGAGCCGGGGGCTGAGATGCTGATAAATTTTCAGAAGCGCTTTGCGCTGTTGGTGTGGGGCGGCAAGAAGCTGCAGACGATTCGCCGGGTGGGGGATCGCAAGAATGTGCCGGTAGCGGGGCACCTGGCGCACTGCTACACGGGACTGCGCACGGTTTCGACGCAGTTGCTGGGCAGGTTCACGATTACACGGGTGCGTGAGCTGCGAATGTGGGTGGATGAGAACGGTCTGCGCGATGTGCGGCTGGATGACCAGGCGCTGGGTTTTGCCGAGATTGACGCGCTGGCCAAGGCCGATGGGTTTGACGATGCGGCGGCGATGGAGTATTGGTTTGAGAGCTATCACCCGCCGGGCGAGTTTGTGGGGTGGGTGGTGAATTGGGCTTGGAACCCGGCAGATTGTGCGGCTCGGCCGGTGGGGTGTGATGTATGAAGGCAGCCGTAATTGCTGCCGTGAAAGACGTGGCCAACCACGCAGGTGACGCATCAGGTAACGCTGACAGTGCTGTGGCCATGATGGGGCGCTACGGCGATATCGACCGGGTTATAGAGTCCTTGGAGTGGGCGCGTGATCAGTCAGCACGAGCAACCCGCGCAGCTGCTGCAGCACTTGAGAAAGTCAGATCATTTAAGGCACAAGGCGGTGCAGCATGACCACCATCATCAGTGCCGGATGTTGCAGGCGCTTTGCAACGCTCAAGCGCCTGTGGCAGCTCCTTTTTGATTTGTGCGAGAAATACCTGGCACCGGGTGCAGTGCATGGGGAGCAGTCATGAGCACCCGCCATGTGTGCTTGAACCTGAGCGTGCGCGGAGCGATCCGCAACCTGAATGCGCAGCGCAGTCAAAAGTCAGGTTTCCAGTTTGACGATGGCCGCCCGATGAATAAGGCGCAAGCCATTGATGCCCTGATGGATGAGTTGGCCAAAGGGCATGAGAAATTGCCAATGGGGCCCAAATGTGGCAAGCCTTGTGGTCATGCTGGTTGCAAAGGTTTTGACTACGGTACACAGGGCGGATGCCCTGGTTACTCGGAGGATGAGGATAAAGCTGTGTCCTGATCCAACTGTTCAAGGCTTTTCTACCTCTAGCGCCCGTCAATCAAGCGTCATAAGCTACAACAAAAAGAGCAATGCAAACATCAACTCAACCAGGCGACAGCCCCCTGAAAGTGGCTGCACGGGAGCTCAATCAACGTGTGGATTGTGCTGATTTGGCGCTCAGGCTGGGTCTGCCGCGTGATGGTGCCAGGGGCAATTTTGAGAACCCGAGCGACGTGGGCCGACCCAAGACACTGGCGTGTTACGCCGACTCGGGCAAGGGCAGCAAGTGGAAGGACTTTCGCACCGACGTCCACGGCGGGCCGATTGACTTGCTGATGCTGTATAGCGGCATTGACTTTGCCGCTGCGGTGAAGGACTTGGCCAACATGTACGGGGTAGAGATTGCGCCGCGTGGTGTGCCCGCTACGCCGGTGCGCAAGACCACCGCCGAGTTCATTGCCGACAACTGCTTGCGTGATGCCAAGGGCGCGCGCGCCCAGGATGTGATTGACTACCTGGTGGGCCGGGGGATTGCGCCGTTTGCGGTAGAAGCGGCGGTAAAGCGGGGCACGCTGGGGCTCAACTTGTGGAACAGCCCGACGGCCCAGCGCGGTGAGGTGAACTGGGGCGGGCCCGCGGCTGCGTTTGTTGTGCGCAGCCAGCAAACGGGCCAGGTGGTGGCGGTGGACATGCGCTATTTCAACGCCGAGGACAACGGCGGGGTGAAGACGCAGAGCCAGGGCGAGAAGGCG